GGTAGAAGAAATATTTAAAACATTAGAAAACGCTGGCCCTGAAGGCGAAGCTATGATTGCTGAATTGCGTGGCGTTGTAGCTGAACAAATTCGTGCTGAATCTGTAAAAGGAGTTGGCCGTGATATAAATGGCAATCCTATTGTTAGCCCTACTGGTCTTAATAACATTATTCAAAAACTGGATAAATCCGGCAAACTTGAACTTATATTTGGCAAAAAAGGTGCTGAACGTTATCGCACCCTTAATGATGTAGCAATTGACGTTAAAACCGTTCCTGAAGGTTCTGTTAACTATTCCGGCACGGCTTCACAATTAAAGAATTTAGTAGTTCCAATTGTTACTGATTTAGGTGCTTCAGCTATGGCCGGTGTTCCATTGCCGGTAACTTTGGGTGGCACAATGGCATATAAATATGTTAAAGGCCGTAAAGAAGCAACAAAAGTAAATGAATTTTTAAATTACGGTAAGGACAAATAATGGCATCGGTACTTTTATCCCCAGTTGGCAATGGCCAGCAATTTTTTGACAATAATGGCATACCCAATGCTGGTGGATTGATTTATACCTACCAGGCCGGTTCTAGCACTTTATTGACTACTTATACCACCGTAAACGGCACTATTGCTAATACAAATCCTATTGTTTTAGATGCTTATGGTCGAACTCCAAGTGAAATTTGGATGCAAACTGGATATAGCTATAAATTAGTTATTCAAACTTCTGCGGCAGTTACATTGCAAACTTTGGATAATATTTATCCTATTTTGCAAACTGCTACTGCAACTGTTAGCCCAGTTCCAACTGGTTCTATTTTTCTATGGTCAGGAAGCATAGGTTCAATTCCTTCAGGATATGCAATATGTGATGGAACATTAGGAACCCCCGATTTACGTGATCGTTTTATTGTTGGTGCCGGTTCTACTTATGCGGTAGCCGCAACTGGCGGTTCTGCTGATGCAATTGTAGTAAGCCATACCCATACCATTATTGATCCTGGCCATACTCATGCTATGCCACAAATTAATGCAAATCTTGGATGTGCTTCAAGCCCTACTGTTAGTAATTCTGCTTGTAGTGCCGCCGCTGATTTTAATACAAGATCAAATACTACTGGAATTACAAACCAAGCTACTGGCGTAAGTGGTACAAATGCTAACCTTCCACCATACTACGCATTAGCGTACATCATGAAAACCTAATGGAAGTTAATATGGCTTTTGATCTTGATCCCGTAAAGTATGGCGTGTTGTGGAACACCGTGGAAAATAACGAAAAAAAATTAGAAGAAATGAACCGCAAAATGGATAAAATGGAAGCCAAACTGGAAACATTATGTTATTTAGCGGAACGTGGCCGGGGTGGGTTTTGGATGGGGATGCTGGCGGTATCGGCAATTAGCACCGTAACTGGCTGGGCAATTCATTGGTTCAGCGGAAAGTAAAATTTATGCACAAATCAAGAACAATGTGGTTTTCATTGTTGCTTGTTGTATTTGGTGCGTTAATGGATAATTTTTCTTATGTGCAAAACATTATTGATCCAAAATATTATGGCGTGTGCCTTATTGGCATTGGGATTATTACTGCTTTACTGCGCTTTGTAACAACCCAACCCATCAAATGAACCTTTTATATGTCAAAATTTTGGGTGGTATTGTTGTGTTATTTGGGATTTGGTTTAATGGTTATAGCGTGGGCCACAATCAGCTTACAAAATATAAATTGGAACAAGAAACCCAAACACGTCAAAAAGAAGCCCAGCAACAAACCATTGCAGACCAAATAGAAAAGGACAAAAATGCCCAAATTAAAGCTATTAATGATCAGTTGGTCAATGCTATTAGTGAGTTGCGTAAACGTCCCAATCGTCCCGAAAACCCCAGCATTGGACAAAGTGGAACTGGGGCAACCCTTTATGCCGAAGATGCAGAGTTTCTTATCCGGGAAGCTTCCAGGGCCGACACAATAAGAACTGGGCTTGATGCTTGTTATAAACAATACGATGCTATCAAATGACTAATGATCAACTAAAAGCCCTTGGCATTAGTGAAGAATGGTTAGAACCATTGAATGAAACGTTTGCTAAATACGATATTTCTACGCCAAAACGTCAAGCTTGTTTCTTGGGCCAAACCAGGCATGAAAGCATGAATTACAAAGCTACTAAAGAAAACCTTAATTATTCAGCTAGGGCATTAATGAACACCTGGCCAAGCCGTTTTCCTGACATTGGAGTTGCTAGTCAATATGAACGCCAGCCGGAAAAGATAGCCGCTAAAGTTTATCTTGGACGTATGGGTAACAAAACGCCTGAAGAAGCCGCTAAATACATCGGTAGAGGGCTTATTCAAGTAACTGGCAAAGAAGCATACCAACATTGTGGCGAAGCCCTTGGCGTTGATTTAATCGCTAATCCTGAATTATTAGAAGAACCTAAATATGCCGCATTATCTGCTGGCTGGTTTTGGAACAAAAAAGGGTTAAATGCCCTGGCAGATGAAGGTACAACTAATGCGTTTGAAATAATTACAAAACGAATTAATGGTGGATTACTGGGGCTTGATGACCGGAAATCTAAAATGATTGAAGCACTTAAAGCACTTGGTGGACAAAATGCGTAAAAACGAAGAAGTTGAATCAAAATCTACTGAAAAACGGGAAGATAAAGAAATGATTCAATTACGTAATGGAATTTTTGAAGTAAAACGTGAACTTAAAAAGCATGAAAGTGAGCCTATGAACAAGGCCCACCCAATGAAAAAATAACTTATAACGTTTGAATTAGCTTTATTTCGTTTTCTTTTGTTTCCCTGGATAGTTTCCAGGCCATGCGCCAAATGGTTAGCGCAGTTGATCCTTCATAGGAAAAATCAGGGAATTGCTGGATAAAACAGTCATCACAAATGTTTTTATCTTTTTCAATCCATTTACGTTCATCTACTTTTGCCACGTTGTTTACCTTTCCAGTTTTAGTTATACGCCCAGGGCCTTTTTTAGTATAGCTAATTGATTTCATTATTTAATCCTCGTTACTTTAGCTTTACGTAATACGTGTTCATAAGCTTCTTTAGCGGTGTCATCCAGGTTACGCAATGGAAGGTTTTGGTAATACTTCCATTTATCCCGATATTCCTGAAGTTCTGATGGTGGAACCCAACCATTAATGCGCCAACGTAGGGTTATATCAGTACCGGCGGCCGTCCAAATATGTTCGTTCATTTTTTATCCTTTACCATTTATTTTTAGGCATACAAGTTACTTCTACTGGAATATCCGCAGTAAAGCCATTAATTGAACGTTTAGTAGTGATTACGTGGGCACGTAGGCCGGCACCTTCACATTCTGTAACGCCGTGTATAACTTCATTCCTGGTAAGGCTGGCAACTTGTTTATCAATTACTAATTGCTGGGTAGGGGCTTGGTTATAAACCGTGCCAGGTGTTGAACAACCACCCATCATTAAAAGAACAAAAATAAACCCAACAAACATAATTCCAATTAAAGCTTCATTTATCACTTTTTTCATTTTCTTTTCCTTTAATTAAACGACAAGCCAAGGTCTTTTTAGTTTGAAATCCCCAAGGGCCATAAAGCTGAATAGTGTCAATGGCTTATCTAACAAAGACTTTACTAAAGATTGCTTTACAAGTAAAGTAATATTTAGCATAAATACAACAAAAAGGTGGGGCTACTCGCTACGTCTATTAGATATGCCGCTGGTAAGAAAGGCCGACATTCACCATCCAGGAATAGCATCCGCTTTCGCCCCGTAATTACATATGTTTGTTTTTTAACTGCCAAAACTCTAGCAACTTGGTAAACATTAACCAACTACGGTCTAGTTCTTCCGGTTCGTGTTCAATGACCTTTACGTCAGTAAACGATGGGTTACCATTAACCATCTTATAACCAACAAATACATTGGCACACCTAGCTTTAGGCATATTAAAACCCTGACGGTAGGCCGCTAATTGCATCCCGTGTTCCGGCCAAATATCAACCTTGGAAATATCTTCTGTTTCTTTGGTCTTTATATCCATACATACGCCATCCCAATCGTGCCGTGCTTTAGCCACTAAATCGGCCTTACCGCCGTACCCAAGAGGATGGGCAAAAGATAGTTCCGGTAATAGCAAAAGTTCCCCAAAATGGGCTTTAATGGCTTTTTCAACGGGCCGGCACATTGGCATAGATTCAGGTATTAACGCACCTTCAAAAAACGCTTGAATTGTTGCGTGAATAGCCGTACCACGTTCTGCCGCTATACGACCAGTTTGTTTTGAATCCATCATTACCCGTTCAAGCCAGGATTGTTCCGGTTCCCCAGTTTCCCTAGGAAGGGTTAAAGCACTTAACAGGACTTGTTGTTGTTTCCATGTATCAAGGCCTGGCTTTGCCGCAACTCCAATGATTGTTGTAACGCTAGGGCAAAGATTAAGCGTTCTTGCATCCCGTAACGTGGTCCCCCGTAAGTTCCCGTTTTTGCCGATGACACTATATACTGGATTTCCTTCACGATCATACCAATGCCCCGATTCCGATTGACGTTCTTTAATTATCATGCTTTTGGTTTTCTTCCACGTTTTGGTTTGAATTCGTCAGTTGTAATGTCATATTCAGTTGTTTGAATAGAATTTTGTTCGTACTCAACTGGTTCTTCAAAATTAATTTTAAATTCACGAATTGGTTCTTCTTGGGCCGGTGTAATTAAAACAACTTTACTTACAAAATCACCGCACCAATCATGTTGGGTTTTGTTTTGGGCCGTAGGATAACGTTTACACAAACCGTAAACATCGTTTGCAGAACCAACAAACCATTTACATTCAATACATTTCATTTAATCACCTAATGTTGTAAGGATTTTTGTTCTATCTATTGGATCACGAACCATACAAGCGGCTTCAGTAATCAAAGCCCTAGTAAATCGTGATAAATCAGCATAACTGAAACCAATGATTTCAGTTTCTTCATCGTGTCCTATATCTTGATGTGTTTTCAAGGTGTAGTGATCACAAACCATAAACTTAACCATTGGCTTCATGTTAGCCCCTTTAGAATGGAATATCGTCATCCATTAATTCTGACGGTGCAGAACTAACCGGTGCCGAATTGGGTTCAAATGTATTGCGGTATTCAGCAGACTTTTTAATAACGCCTTGCATACCTTCTGACAACTTATTAAATTTATCTTGATCAAATGGATCAAGGGTAAAAATCATTAATTCATTTACGCCAACTGGTTCGCCTAATTTTTTTAATGCGGCTGGAACCTGGCTAATGCCGGCAATGTTTGCGTATTCTTTACCATCGTATGTGGAATGGGTAACAGAAACCATGCAACACTTGCCCAGCAAAACTTCTAGGTTAAAACCATCTAGTTCTTCTTGGGTAAATGCTTTTCCACGCCAGGCTTCTAAATCTTTACGTAGCGTGGCTTTTTCGTCTAGGGATAGCGTGTAGCGTTTAGATACGATTAAGGGCTTACCTTCAGCAGTTTGAAGCGGCTGACCGTCATTATCTTCACCATGTAATTCAAACATAGCGATGATTTTGCGTTGCATCTTCTTTTTACCCATCCATTCGGTGGTTTGGGTGCCAATATCAATAATTCGGTAAAGGCGAGCCAAGAAACTGCCGGCTGGTGGTAATTTAAAATCAGATGTAGAGTTACTACTTTGCTTTGCGATTATCATTTTTTTCACTTTCCAAACATTTTTTTAGTATCTTCATCAAATTTTTTGAAATCACTTCCAAAAACATTGGCGAAATCATTGATCACATCACGTAACAATGGGTTAACGTGACTATTACGTGGTTTTCCACAAGCTTGACGTATGCAGTCAACTTGCGCTTGGGTTAAATACTCGTTACTAAATTCCATGTCATCTAACGCCTTTTCAAGCATTTCTTCATGTTCCAACATCAATTGGCTTAATTCATCAACCATGTTCGCTACTCCTTTTTTATCACGGCAACATTGCCGTAATTAAGAATGTAAAGTAAGATTGAGTTGTTGTAAAGAAATATTTAGTAAAAAAGGAAAATAAATGACAGATGCACAACTAATTGATATGTTGGGCCGGCCAGCAAAGGTAGCAAAGCTATGTGGTGTAACGGTTCAAGCGGTGTGTCAATGGCGCAACAACAATGCAATACCAGCCGCACCATTAATGCTTATAGCCGCAACAATTGAACGTGAAAGCCACGGCCTAGTTACCAGGAAAGACCTTTTTCCTAATACTTGGAAAATTATTTGGCCGGAGTTAAGCACGGTTTAGTTTTATGATATAGTTACCGTATTGAGGAATTGAACACTCGATACCGTAGGGCTTTAGAGGTAGTTTTGTGGGTTTAGGAAATAAGATAAGAGGTATTTCCCAAGCCGTTCAATCACAGAATTACCCTTAAAGCCCTTTTTCTTTTTGTACCGTTCAATCGGACTTCCCCCGATAGCAATGCGGTTAAATCGCCGGCTGGAAAGAATAGATTGGCCTACCCTTCACCCGGTATGCGCCGCATGGCCTTAAATGGGGACCATACAAGTTTTAAGGGACAACGGTGATAGACAACCCTTATAACGATTGAACATTAACCTAGGTAGCATTAGTTCAAGTAAAGCAATACCTTCTTGAATGGATGTGGTGCTTATCACCCTTGGGGAACCTATGTGTCAAAAAGCAACAATATAAAAATATTTGTAAGGAAAACCCTAATATTGCAAAAAAAGCTTCACAACTAAAGAAAACTTTAGTAAATTATCAATACGGCAACGGTGCCGTGAAAACTAAAAGGAAATAAAAATGAACGAAAAAAATTACTCACAAATAGATATGTTTGGTTGCACAGAAGAAGTTTTAGTTGATAAATTTAGCCGCCAATACAACATCAATATGTATGTAGCTGGTTTGTTATCTGATGCCCAAGAATTAAATTTAATGGGTAAAACAGAAGAAGCAAATCAACTTATCAATCAAGTTAAATTTTACTTTTTTGAATACACCGATACACGTAATGAAGTAAACATTCACGTAAAGGCGGCTTAATCATGGCATATATGAGCAAAGAAAACGCCGCATTGATCCGTAACGCCCTTAAAAAGGCGTTTCCAAACATCAAATTTGCGGTACGTAAAGACACCCATTCAATCCATGTCACTATTGCTTTTAGCGATATAGACTTTAGCGATTTAGATAAAGAAGGCGTTTTGGGCGTAAAAGGTTACGCACAAATCAATCAATTCCATTTATATCAATACGGCCGTCATGAAGCATTGTTAGCCAAAATTATTCACATTATTAAAACGGCCCCGGCTGACAAATGGTATGACCGTTCTGATTCAATGACTGATTATTTTGATACCGCTTTTTACATTCATTTAAACGTAGGCGCATGGGACAAACCATATGTTTATGTTGAAAGCAAACAGGCCGCATGATGTTTGAATCCTTTTGGAAACATTACCCCAGGAAAGTAGCTAAACGTGCCGCCCTGGGGGCATTTAACCGGCTTACCAGGGATGAACAAGCCCAGGCCGTAGAAGCCATTGAAGAACACGTTGCGTACTGGAAACTGAAGGGTACGGAAATGGATTTCATACCCCATGCCAGCACTTGGCTTAACCAAGGCCGGTTTGAAGATGAACTGGATATGACACCAAAAGAAGTAAAGCGGCCTTCACTACCCTGGTATAGTAATGATGAATTAACTTTGGCCAAGGGCCGGGAACTAGGACTTCAAGCTTATGCCGGCGAATCAATGGGCCAATACCGTCAACGAATCAGCCAACACATTGGAAAGGTTCAGGTATGAGTGCGAAATACGGCAATTGCTTATATACCGTACAAAGCTTGGGCTTACCGGTTTTAGGGGTTATTTTGCTAATCCTCATTTTGATAAACGCCGTGAACGCCTTGCTGGGGATTTTTATGACCAATGGAAAAAAGGCAACCGTGAACAACCTGGGGATTGGCGATGAATAGCTTTTTTGTAATTTTCTTTTTTTTAACTGGCGTATTTTTTTGGGGATTTGCCATTTACGTAATTATTAATATTTTATTGGAAAGATAATATGAAAGCTGAAACCCGTGTTGTTGATCCTAATGATTGTGTAGATTACTTATATGAATTTGCCCCTGAATACGCTAAAGCCAAGGGTGAGTTGGCAGAGTTGGAAACCTATAAATCCAGTTTAAAAGCCATCAAGATGAAGCAGTCAAGCGAACAAAGCCTAGGTGCCCAGGAACGTGAAGCTTATGCCAGTCAAGATTACCAAGACCTATGCAAAGCCATTGGTGCGGCCACGTACAAAACAGAAATGTGGAAGTACCGTTTAGAAAGTGCCAAGCTACGTTTTGAAGCGTGGCGTACCCAGGAAGCTAGTAACCGTAACCTTGAAAGGTTAACCAAATGAACAATGAACCAGTAGCGTGGATAGGTAAAGACGAATTGCAGTTTGGCTTTACTGACACAAGAGTTACAAATGAAAAAGAAAGTTGGGATGATATTCCACTCTACACCCATCCCAGCAAAGACTTAACAGATGAGGAAATTAAAGAATTATCTGAAAAACATTTAGACATGGATTGGCAAACAGGAGTAATTGATTTTGCTAGAGCAATACTAAAAAAGGCAAACAAATGAACCAACTAACTGAAGATTTTGAGGAATGGACACCGTTATTACTACATTTAGTGGAATGTAACAGACTAAAACAAAAAAACGAACAACTGCGTAATCAAATTAAACACCTGGAAAGCCAGGTTTACGGGGGAACAACTAAATGATTGACTATTCAACGCCATACCTTGCACTAAATAAGTTGATGAAAGATTTTCATGCCGCCACAATTAAGGGCGAATATGCAAAAGCATATGAAATAGCAGTAGATATAACTGACGTTTCCCAGCAATTAGAAGATATAGCTAAAGGACTGGCCAAAGCCTTTACTGATTAATGGCATTTACTGTTGTAGTGCCACAATCTGTCATTGATATAAGTGAACATTTTGTTGAAAACAACAATTTGGGCCATCGGCCGGATAATTCCAATGGTACAAAAGAACAACAAATGGTGGGTGTTATAGGTCAAAATATGATGGCTATGGCGTTAAATGAACCATTTATGAAACCATCAACCAGCCATGATGGGGGTGTAGATTTTGTAATTGGTGGCAAAAAGATTGACATAAAAACTATGGGCCGAACGGTAACGCCAACCCTTAAATACGTAAATAATTTAATAGCATCACAAACCAAGTTTGACGTTGATGCCTATGTGTTTTCTAGCCTAAATACTAGCAATAGCAAATTGACCATATGCGGCTGGCTACCAAAAGTAAGTTTTTTGTTTTTTGCAAAGTTTTATGAAAAAGGCACAATTCGTGAAAGAACTAATAGCACGTCTTTTGAATTAAAAGCAGATACTTATGAAATTGAAAACGAAGATTTAATGCACCAGGTTTATAACTGGAACGATTTATTCGCAAGTATTAGCAAATATGACAAAAAAAGAAATTGAACATTACGGCAAACTGGCCCGGCTGGGGTGCATATTGTGCCAACAGAATGGAATTAATGACACCGATACGCCCGTGGAAATCCATCATATACGCAGACATGGCCAGCCTAGAAAAACCGCCAAAACTATACCCTTGTGTATGTGGCACCACCGTCTTGGAAATACCAGCGTTCATTCCCTTGGCCACCGTGGATTCCAAAAATACTGGGGTTGGAGTGAAGAAGATTTGCACGAAAAAGTTGAAGAAATCTTAAATGACAATAATTAAATTACCTTATCCACCCAGCGTTAATACATATTGGCGCAACTTTAGGGGTAATACTGTTTTAAGCCAGGCCGGCCGGGAATTTAAACAAGCGGTATGGGCTTGTGTTCTTGAACAAAAAATACCCAAATTTGGCGATAAACGGCTAGAGGTGACGTTGTGGCTATATCCACGGTCAAAGGTAGTAACTGATCTTGATAACCGCCTAAAGGCCGTTTTAGATGGTTTAGAAGATGCCGGTGTTTATGACAATGATGGGCAAATTGACATACTAATGATTCAACGTGGCGCAATCCGTAAAGGCGGCGGCGTTGATGTATTGATTGAAGTGATTTAAAATTAACTATGGCAGATGATTACGAACTAGGCACCGTTGGTCCTATTCCAACCGTAAACCCCAACGTAGCAAAAATTGGGGAAATGCTAAAGATCGCTAAAAATTATGCTGATCAATATTACGTTAAAGAAAACGTTCCATTAATTGGTGGAACTACTTTAGGTGAATTTATTTTAGGAAAAGCCCCGGAAGAAATAGAACGTTGGGGCCAGGGTGATTACCCCGTGCGAAACCCTAGTGAAGTAGTTAAAACTGGTGGAAACCGTGCTGATATATGGAAAACAGGACGTTTTGAACCTACTTTTGACGTAGCTACCAATGTTGCATTGCCATTAGTTGGTGCCGCTAAAGCTACTAAAGGTATGCCAGTTGGTGCAAGTATCATGGGGCCTGAATCTGCCCTATGGAAACCTGAAATGGCGTTCCAGGCTGGAAAAATGGAAGCTAAAGGTGTTCCAGCGGAAAAGATATTGGAAGATACCGGCATGGTCCGGGGATTGGATAACCAATGGCGCATGGAATTAAGCGATAGATTTTCTAAAATGAAGCAACAAGGTGTATCTTTTGGTGAACAATATAGAGCCGCTAAAGAAGTTGATCCATTGCAAGTGCATTTAATCAAAGCTGAAGAAGCTAAATATGGCCGTAGCCCACCAAAACTGCATGAAATGACTGATGCAGAAAGAAATGATTACGATATATTTAGGATGCAAAAAATAGAAGAACATGGGCGTTTAAGCAATGCACCGGTAACAGTAAAAGACGTATTAGATCACCCTGAACTATTAAAAGCTTATCCGCATTTAGGCGATATTAAAGTTGAAGTTGGTAGCGGTCATGGTGGCCAACGTGGTAGTTATAACCATGGCAAAAACACTATTACATTGTCAGAATCATTAAGACCGGAAGAAGCACGTTCTACTATGTTGCATGAATTAACCCATGCAATACAAGCTAAAGAAAGTTTTAATAGGGGTGGTAATCCTGATCAATTTACGCATCAATCTTTAGCGCAAGAACTAAAGAAAACTTTACAAGCACGTGACATATTTGATAGAATGAAAGCTGGTAATCCGGATTTAACGGATGAACAAGCAATAGAAAAAATTAAAAAGTTGTACGAAACTTCACCTGAAATGCACAGGCCAACAGATTTTACTTACGAACATATTGCAGATAGAAGTTATTGGCCAAAAGAAATGGCTACAAAAATAGTTCAAGATTATGGTTTGGGTGGTAATCGGGCTTTTCCATATACAAAAGAAGAAATGTATAAAAACCTGGCTGGTGAAGCGGAAGCTAGGATGGTACAGAACAGATTAGATTTATCGCCGGAAGAATTACGCCAGCATTATCCATACCAATATGCACCTGAAAAGCATGGTTTAGATATTCATCCGGACGTAGCTAACGTAATTAGCGATAACGGCCAATTAATAAATCAACCATCACAAAGTTTAGACATAAAAGGATTTAAAGATGAAGGAAATTACAGAAGGGTGGGAGAACCACAATCAAATCTTGAAAGATTTGGGATTACCGGGGCAAATGACCAAGGAAGAATACAAGGCGGAATTATTGAGGACACCGCTAGAATCACACGAAGAAGCGATCCGGCTGAACTTGCGGCACAAACCGAACTCATCAACGCCAACTTAAACAATCCAAAATTCAACAAAGCTTTAGCATTAGCGCAAAAGCATAACCCTGATTTTGATATACAAGCTATTAACAATATGCCGGAATCATCTATTCAGAAGCAACATTCAATTGCTAAAGCTTATGATTTGTTGACTAAAGAAGAAGTTTCGCCACAACTCAAAGATGCCATATTTGCTGATTACCAGGCTAAACACCCGGAATTGATGAAAAAAGAAGGTATTACTAGCTATGATGACCTAGTAGCAAAATCCTATGGCCAATTAAGAAAAGAAGTTGACCAGCAATTTGATGACATGGTTAAGGGTGGCATGAAATTGTCGTATCACCAGGGTGATGCCAATTACCTAAATTCAAAAGAAATGCTACAAGATGCTTTGGTAAACCAGCATTTATATACATTTCGGGGCGGTGACGTTCATCCTTTACTAAATGAATTTGATCCGCACTATGGATTAAACAGTAATGAAAAGTTTAGAGCCGTCCATGATTATTTGGGCCACGGCACCACCGGTTCAGAGTTTGGCCGTAAAGGTGAAGAACTTGCATATGGTGCCCATTCCCAAACATTAAGCCCTTTAGCCAGGATAGCGGCCGCCGCTGAAACCAGGGGCCAAAACAGTTTTGTTAACTATTCCGGTAAAAATGCTGACCTTATTGAAAAAATGAGTTCATTGCGTTTGCAAAAGAATAAAGCTATTCGTGAAGGCGAAAGCCCTGAAAAGTATGATCAAGCATTGCGTGACCTGGGCGGCCAATGGGAATACGCTAAACAACAAGGCGTAGCTTTACCACCTGAAATGCTTGAACCTGGCTATAAAGGCAATATGCCTGAATACATCAAAGCTAATTTATATCCTGAACACGGTATAAGCCACAAAGGTTACCATTATTCAAACAAAACAGACCTTGAAGAAACTGATCCAACCAAATACGGTTATGGAATTCGGGGCGCAGAAGCTAAAAGATTGGCCCTTCCAGGATCAATTAAGGAACGTACCTATTTTTATAATGAACCAGGGATGCGTGAACCAGGATTAGGTAAAAGCCAATACGAAGCTGATTTAAACAATTTTTACGATACTGAAAATGATCCAGCCGGCATTATTAAAATGGCAACTGTTTATAACCGTGATAAACATGGAAATTTGGACGTAGCCGGTAAATCCAATGATATGGAACGCATGATGCGTGAAGCTGGTTACGAAGGGTACTTTAATCAAAAAGGTGTGGGTATATCTTTTGAACCACAAAAGGTTCGTGAATATTCACGGGAATAGTTGACAAGGTAGTAAAATAGCGGAAAATGTAGTTTGTAATTCCCCATCACATAGGAGAACTTAACATGGGCAAAATGGATTCAATGAAGGGTACTAAAGGCGCATCAGGCGAAACAATGCCTAAAGGTGTAGATTCATCTGATACTACTGGTGAACGCATGGGTAAAATCGTTGGCGGCGTAGCAATGGGCAAAGAAGATATGACTGGTAAAGACGGTTTATTCAATACTGGCCGTACTGCTGGTGTTTGCTATACACATACACGTGATGCTTACAAATCTGAAGATAAAGACGATTAATTATGACTACTTTCAACGTTGATTTAAACCCTAAAAAATCCACTATGGATTTGGGTGAAATGTTGAAATTGGATGAAGCACGGGCAAAAAACAAGCTTTATAAAGATGCCGTTACCGCTAAATCCCAGTCTAAAACGTTAACACCAGGCGCAGATGCTACTTTATTAAAAAGCAGTATTGATGATGTTGGTGTTCCGTTTAAATTTGGCAATAATTACCAATCAGAAGAATAAAGCGAAAAGCCCTAGCACGTGAAGGTAAACTAGGGCCTTTCTAACCAAATACAACCAATCGGAGTAGTTGCAATGGCTGATGTAGATTTTATCTTAAAACCCCTGGGTGACAAAATAGTTGTTCGCCCGGATAAACGCATTTTGAGTTCCGTCATCATTGTTCAAAACAAAGAGGTGGATAACATGGGCACGGTAATAGCCGTAGGACCTGGTAAGAAGGTCAATGGCCGCCGGGAAGCTATGCCAGTAGAAGTAGGCCAATACGTCAGATTTGGCACTATGGGCAAAGAATCCAATGAAGAATACCTAAAATATCAAGAATACTTTACTAACGGTGAACGTTATCTGATAATGTCATGGCAAGACGTATGTTTCGTACAGGACCAACCATGACAGACCAAACAGTAATGGCAATAGTTTTAACTGCTTTTGCGGTAATGATTATGTGCTGGGCTTACTACAATTATTCAGTAAGACAAAACCAAAAACGTATTTGGCCACAATTTCCTATTGAAAAACCAAAACCCCGGCCCCAAGTTAAAAAGGCCACAACACGAAAGACCACTATGCCATTAAAGAAATCCACAAGTGCTAAAGCATTTAAAGAAAATATTAAAGCTGAAGTAGGTGCCGGCAAGCCCGTCAAGCAAGCCGTAGCTATTGCTTATAGCGAAAAGCGTGAAGCGGCAAAGAAAACAACAACGAAAGGTAAAAAATGATTATCAATTTTGGCGATTTAACTATTCAAGAAGCCCAAGTAGTATTAGCGGCCCTTAAAAAGCTTCCAATGGAAGTAGTAGAGGTATTACATAACAGATTGTTAGCAGTAGCTAATGAACAATTCTTGGCCCAGCAACCACAAGTAAACCCTGACGATATTACAATCGTTAAAAAGGCTGAAGAAGCGGAAACCGCATAATGACTACTCCAAACGTATATCTGCCATACCCTATTCCACAAACAACAAGTGAATTGGAAGCGGATATTAACGCCCTAGTAAGCCAACCTGGAGTACCAACTGAACTTACTAATGGCGTATATGCGGTAGAAGAAAGCCCAACAACCCAGGCTGATATAGATGCGGCAGAAGCTAATAGCGATTCAACATTAGATGAGTGAAGAACAAAAGAACCCAGTAGGCCGTCCAACTGAATATGATCCTATCTATTGCGATAAGGTCATTGAACTTGGTTTGCTGGGTAAATCTTTTGAACAAATGTCAGCGCAACTCAATGTTTCATATAGAACTTTATGTAGATGGCGTGATTCCCATGAAGAATTTTGTCATGCCTTGGAAGATGCACAAGCTTTAAGCCAGGCGTGGTGGGAAGATCAAGCCCAATCCCATATGCTTGAATACAAGGATGGGGAACGATTAAATCCTAGTTTATGGTCACGTTCAATGGCGGCACGTTTTCCTGGTAAGTATTCTGAACGGGTAAAGCAAGAAATTAGCGGCCCTGGTGGAACTGCATTAAAAACAGGGTTTACGTTGGAATTTATAGAA